CCACAATTACATTCATACCCACAGATGCAATTAGTTCATGAATATCTTTATATACATTCATTGTTAAATGAACGTGACCAACAACCCAAAATGGTATTGATAAGTTAGACGAAACCCAAAGTAAAATATATTTCAATAATTTCATAAATTATATTTATTGCTCTGAGTTTTTTATTTTTAATTTGCCCTTTCTAATTGGTCTTCGTTAAAGATGTGAAGAAGTCCATATTCATCCATTTCACCAACTACTCTTGTATTTCCTTCCACGGTTTGAAATACTGATACGATTGTACATGGAAACTTATATCCTTTAACTTTAACTGCTTTATCACCTACTTTGAACTTAGGTTGATTTGACGGGAAATCTCCGTCTGATAATTGTGGGTCATCCCACGATGTGTCTCTATTCATAATTTTATTTTTTAAATCTATAACCGATAAACCAAAAATCAATTCTGAAAAACCAATTACCGTCGTGTTTTCCAAAACCGATTCTAATCATTCGATTATTGTGGTTTAGTTTTATTTTATCAATTTTCATTTTTTTAATTTTAATTTTTATATCTGTAATTGTCAAACTTTTTGTTTTTACTTTTAACTCTCCATCTAATAGTTACCATAGGTATGTTAAGTAATTTAGACGCTTCACCGGCAGACCTATATTCAATATCATCAATTATTATAGGTATATTTTGTTCTCCATTATAAGTTCCTTTTCTAAATTCACTTAATTTTCGTTTTGTCTCTTCTGTATGTTGTTTTCCAAAAAATGGATTTTTATCACCACTCTTATCTCTACAATTTATACAACTATTGTTGGTTGGTGATATTTTTACACCGCATTCACAATATTTAAAACTTGTACCACCTTTCCAATTTGGATTTTTATCCATCGGTTGGGAATGTTTTTCTTTTCTTTCATCTTCAGACATTAATTCATATCTTTTTCTAACTGATTGAGTCATTCTACGAACAATGTCTTCTTTATTTGGGTTCTTTGTAAGATTATCTCCTCCACTTGATTTAATCCCTATATTAAACTCAGGGTTTAAATCCAAGTATTTTTGTTCTAACTCAAGTAATATAGTTTCATTACACTCCTCAACCAACTCAAACACAAAATTATCCTCACCATACTTATCCCAAGACCTTTGTAAGTGGGCATTATGATGTTTTCCGTTTTTTAAGTTGTTTGAATGTGTTCTCCATCTTTTTTCTATATTTTTAGAAGAACCATAATAACACTTTTTGTTTTTCAAATTTTTTATTCTATAAATTCCAATCATAGGACTACCTTTTAATATAAATATCTACAAAAGTTAAAAAGTTAAAGGGTAGTCCTAAAAAAACTAGTTAGAAAGCGGCATTTTGATAGTCGGGTGTGATTGGTAGTTTTTAAGTGTGAAATCACCAATAACATAAGACTCTATAGATGGTCTTGACCCTTCATAAGTTGGGAATGGATTAAGGGTTGGCAACTCAAATGGTTCTCTTGTTAATTGTTCTTTTACACCATCAATCTGATTAAGGTATATGTGACAATCACCCATATTTGAAATCAACTCATCAGGAACCATATTAACCTCCTTTGCCAATATTGTTAGAAGTAATCCATAAGACGCCAAATTAAATGGCGTTCCAAGTGGTACGTCCTGGCTTCTGCAGTTATACATTAATGAGATTGCTCTTTTTGGAACAGGATATAACTTATTAATTTCTTCGTGGGTTACCTCATTAAAATCAAATGGTTCAAATACTTTATATGTTTTAGACGCCAAATTCAATCGTTCTTCTATGGTCAACTCTCTTGTATAAACTTGAAATCCATAATGACAAGGTGGAAGAGTCATTTGGTCCAATTCTCCAACATTCCAAGCATTTACCATTAATCGTCTTGAGTCCGGATTTGTTTTAAGGTCACGAATTAGGTTTTGGATTTGGTCTATATTTCCCAATCCATGTTTATCCTCTAAAACTCCAGCACTCCAACTTCTCCATTGCTTACCATACACGGGACCTAACTCACCCCATTTCTCAGCAAATTCATCATCGGTTTTAATTCTATCAACAAACATTTTTTCATCCAAATGTGGTTCCCAAGCTTGAACCTGGTCTGAATAATTTTTATAAGCGTCTCCGTTCCAAATATGACAACCATTATCAACAAGGAACTTAATGTTTGTGTCACCACGAAGGAACCATAACAACTCGGTCACCATAGTTTTCCAAGCCATCTTCTTTGTTGTAAGAACTGGAAATCCATCTTGCATGTTATGACGAATTTGTCTACCGAATACTGAAATGGTACCTCCATTTCTGGTTTCTTTTTTTACACCATTCTCTAAAATGTCTTGGAGTAATTCTTGGTATTGTTTATCTAAATTATTCATTAGTCAATTATTTTATATGTTGTTGATTTAACTTTATTACCTTCTTTTATTAAGTCCTTATTTTTATAGTCTTCAATAACTTTTAATGCCGAATCTTCAGTACGATAAGTAGCGCTAACTGTTTTAGATGTTGCAAATGTATTACCGTAACTATGAATTATATTATACCAAACAAGTTCTTGTGTTTGTTTGAACAATCTTTTTTTAATTTCTAATTTACAAACCTGTGGTATATATCCCTTCACCCCGTTGTTTTTTTCTTCAATTTTAATTCTGTAAAATGACATATTATTTTTCCTATTTTTTTGTTTTTATTCATCTTCTTTTTGTTTTAAATCTAATTCACTTTCATAAAAATAAGGACAACACCATTTTCTTTCATCACAATTAAGCTTAATCATTTTTCCACTATAACAACCCACTTGAGCTACTGTAGCCCAACCACTATATCTAGTTTTAACTCTGTCACCTACTTTTAAGTCACTAAATGTTATTGTTCTCTTATTATTTCCCATTTGAAATTATATGTTTCACCTATTGTATCACCAACATCATTAGAATGCAGGATAATCATAGTGTTTTCTTTATCATTTAGTAGTGAAGTAAACCATTCTAATTCTTCTTCATCACTATGTGAATACCAGGTATCTTCATCAAACTCAATTTCTGCTTCAATTTTTATTTTTGCTTTCATAGGTTTCTTTGTAGTAATTTTCTGAACAATCAACGTTAGGTTTTTCAGGATAAAAGTAATCTTCTGCAAATAAATCACCTTTTGTGAATGCACTTTTTATCTGCTCTTTCTCCATTTCTTTGGCTTGGTCAAATAGCTTATAATTCTCGCCTTTTAAAGTAACTTCGTTTCCTGTTACTAACTGGTCAATCAACCACTCTACTGCTGTCTGTTCCATAGTTCTTGTTGTGATGTATATAGGTGTTAAACAATTTATTACTTCGTCAATAGTAGTACCTTCAAGATTAATATCTAACATCCTAATTTGTTCTTCTGTATATAGTTTCATTGTTCTTGTTGTTTAAAGGTTTCTTCCCAATATTCTTCAAATGTGAACCAATTTTCCTCAGCAATACCTTTGCATTCAAATCTACCTGCTTGATGTGCTACATCCCAAGTTTCTTGATGTGCTTCCTTCTCCATTTCTTTCGCTTGTTCAATAACTTCATCACAATTTAAAGATGTAATTCCTTTAATGTAAAGTGCCAACCACTCTACTGCTGTCTGTTTTTTATTATTTTCCATTTTTAACTTTCAATATTTAAATTATATGAAGTGAGTGTTTCTCTTATTTCATCTCTAATTTTTTGACATATTTCTATTTCTTCAGAAGATGCTTCTTCATTTGAATAAAACTTAAAGCCATGTTTGGTTGTGGTTCTCAATTTTTGGTCCAAGTCCCACATTGCTAGTTTCCACTTATAACCGTCAAGAGCATCTCTTGCATCTTGTGATTCTTCTACCGAATCAAATTCTATTATTATTTTTCCCATGAAAACAAAGTTATAAATTTTTTTCTATTATATCAAGGTACTCATTAAAATCTTGTCTTGATGGTGGTCTACCATCAATGTCGTGAAGACGATTGTAGTAATTTCTAATTTTTTGAATTGTTTCGTATGCTTCAACCTCATGAAGTCCATCCATTAA